AGAGCAACTTAAAACAGATTGGACTAAAAAGGTTAAGGATATTCGTTCTGGAACTACAGCTGAATTTAATGCTATGAAAGCAAGTATGAATAGCATTGGTCAGAATACGATTAAAGGCTTAATGAATGGATTATCTTCAATGACAGGTCCTTTACTACAACAAGCTAGGGAAATTGCTAATTCTATTTCTTCCACAATCTCTAAAGCATTAGATATTCATTCACCATCTAGAGTAATGATGAGACTTGGAGAATATACAGGGCAAGGGTTAGCTGAAGGGATGAAAAACAGTATTAGGGGAATTACCTATCAAGCGAATGAATTAGCCAGAGCAGCTGTTCCAAGTGTACCAGGTTCTGATGTTTTAAATGGTTCCGTACCAGGTTCTCAATTGCCAGCCATCGAACAAAATTTTAACTTTTACCAACCTAATCCATCACCTTATGACGTATCAAGAAAAACAAAACAGGCAATGGTCCAATGGGGTATGGAATTTAATTTAGGAAGGTGATCAAGTGGCTGAAAAAGTAACTTTTATCAATTCTAGAGGGCAGTCTATTGAAATAAGTAATAGACTTCCTTTTTTATTAGAAAATATTGATGGAAAAGGTGATGTGCAAGCTGATATTCAAACGTCAAAGGCTCCCTACCAAGATGGAAATACCTTTATCGATGCCCGACTTCAACCACGTCCATTAACTCTTTATATTTCTATTGTTGAGACTAGTAGAAATGGATTATTAGAAAAACGTCAATTGTTATCTTCTATCTTTAATCCTAATTTGGGGAAAGGTAAATTGATTTATGAAAATGGAAGTACCAAAAGAGAAATATGGGCTGTTTCAGAAAATGTACCAACTTTTCCTTTGGGTTCTGATAATAAAGGACAGTGGTATCAAAAGTCTATTGTTAATCTCTTATGCCCAGATCCATACTGGCAGGATACTAATCCAACAAATATAAAATTGGAGGACTTTGTTTCACATTTCCGTTTCCCTTTTCATTTTCCAGTACGTTTCGCATCAAGGGGAGATTCAAGGGTATTAGTTAACACTGGTGATGCACCTGCCCCAATCAAAGTTACCTTTAGGGGAGAGGTGGTAAATCCCAAGATTACTAATTTAACAACTGGAGAATTTATTTTGATCAATTATGCAATACCAGAAGGTTATAACTTAATAATCACGACCGATTTTAATGGAAAGGATGTGAACATTGTTGCTCCCGACGGTGTAGAGACTAATGGAATGGGGTTTATAGATTTAAGCAGTGAGTTTTTCATGTTAAGGCAGGGAGAAAATGCAATATCGTTTCTTTCAGATGGTGGAAAACCAGAGGTATATGTTGAATTTAGAAATCGTTATGTAAGTGTGTAAGTAATTGGAGGTGTTGTTATGGCAGAGAATTTTAGTTTTTTTGATCCAGTTGAAGTTGCTCCAGGAGTGTGGGATCGTGAGTATTTTGCACAACAATTTACTGATTATTTCCGAAGGTTAGTCACAACTGGAGTTATGAAAGGTGAAAGTGGTGAACTGAAAGTTTCCACAGAAGGAAATTCAATGATTACGACTCTTAATACAGGAGTTGCTTATGTTGTAGGTAGGAGTTATGAGAATACTAGTCCTTTATCTCATACGCATGATACTGAAGTACTTGGGAAAAATCGTATTGATAGAATTGTAGTAAGGTTAGATTTAAGAACTGAATCTCGATTTGTAAAATCTTTTATTAAAAAAGGTGTAGCATCTACTATTCCAGTTCCACCAGACTTGCAAAGAGATCAATTTATTTATGAAATCTCTTTAGCTCAAGTAAAAATCATTGGTGGACAGACTTATATCAATGCTAATGATGTGATTGACGAACGAGGGAAAACAGATATTTGTCCATGGGCAGGGTCTAAGATTCTTCCTAACTTTGATAATGAAGCTTTGGAAAATCTAATAAATAAAATTGATAATATGTATCAACTGTCAGATGGACCAATGAGTAAATATTATAATGGAGACCTTAATAATCTTACTGATGCGGGACTATATGCAATTTCACTATCGTCACGAAATAGACCACTTGAAGGAACTGCAAATGTTGAACATGTGGTTTTAGTTATACCATATGATTCACAATATACAACTCAAATCGCTTACCCTCTTTCAACGAGTTACTCAGTTAGAAAAAGGATTCGTATAGGAAGTAGCTGGGGAGCATGGGTGAATATTGATCAGGAAGTGAATCTTAAATTAACATCTGGAGATGTCGCTATCGGGAAGAATGCAGTTGCAAATGGTAGAGATTCTTCTGTAGCAATTGGTTTAAATGCGACAGTAACTGACAACTCTTCAATAGCAATTGGTGAATTTGCTGAAGCTGGGAATTCCGGTGTTGCATTAGGAGGATCAACTCAAGTTGTTTCTGGTTCGGTCGCTATAGGAAGAAATGCTAGATCTTTAAATACTAACGAGGGAGTTTTAGGGAATACTATTTATACTAAGATGTGGAAAGTACAAGGATCGTTTTCTGTCACTGGTACAAAAAACTTTGAAATCCCACATCCTAATCCTGATAAAAAGTATACTCATGTTATCAGACACGGAGCAGTTGAAAGCCCAACACCAGGTGACACACTTTATCGTTATGAAATTGAAGCAACAGAAGATAATCAAACAGTAGAACTACAGCTACCAGACTACTTCGAACATTTGAATACAAATGTGGATGTATGGGTAAATCCACATCTTCATTTTGGCAGAGCATTTGGAATAGTTGAAGGTGACATTTTAAAAGTAACATGTGAAAAGGCGGGGAAATATAAAGCCTTAGTTATCGGTACACGTAATGATGATAATGTTCAAGATTGGTACATCAAGGGGGTTGAGCGTGAAATAGGTGAATCATGGCTTGGTGAGGTATATATTTTTGAAGTCGATGAAATTACAGAAATAAGTGAATTTGGGGAGGGGATTGCTTAATGAGTATTATATTAGTATCTTCACATTTACAATTTAAAAATCCTACACTAGGACAACCGTCTAGGGCAGTTGAAGAACACTATTACGCTAGAAGAATCGTTGCAATTGTAGATGGTGTCGAACGTCAATTTAGATTTATGGCTAATGAACTTCATTTTCTAGCAGCCGAAGAAGACATGATTGCAGCTATTGAAAATCAATTGAATGCAGAGAAACAAGCAAACGCTGAATAGGCGTATTTTTTATGCTCTAAAAAGGCGGTGACTTATGCAAAAGCCTATTAGAATTTTATCTGCAGATATGAACATCTTAGGAGAAACAGAAGCATATGAATCTATGTTTTTTACACGAAGATTTCATACAATCGGAGACATTGAATCTCAAATAAATAGGTATAAAAAACATGCTGATAAATTTCTCAAAGGAAACCTTATTTTAGTTGGTAAAGACCTAAATAAGGTTTTTATTATTAAGCATCGGGAGATTGGTCTAGACGAAAATGGAAAAGCAACGGAAAACTGGATTATTCGAGGGCTATCCTTACAATCTGTAGTTGGCCAAAGAATCACCATTCCACCTGCATACACAGCTTATGACTATAAGAGTGGTAATGCTGAAACAGTTATGAAACATTACATTGAAAGGAATATCGTCAATCCAGTAGATCCAAGACGAAAGATTCCACAACTTGTTATTGCCCCAAATAAGAATAGAGGACCATCTATTTCCTGGCAATCACGTTATAAAAATCTTGCAGAAGAAATGACAGAAATCAGCTTAGCAACTGGATTAGGTTGGGACGTCACACTTGATTTAAAGAATAAACAGTGGGTCTTTGATGTTGTGGAAGGAAAGGATGTATCAGTAAATCAATCCATTCATCCTCCTGTTATTTTTAGTCCACAATTTGAGTCTTTACAATCTCTTCATTACACAGAGAGTGAACTAAATTATAAAAATTCTGCTTATGTAGCTGGGCAAGGTG